TACATCCCCTCGAGTCACCGAATGGCACGCACCCACCACCGCTTGCAAGCCTGCCAATAGTAATACGGGTGTTGATTTTACGCAGCAACCAATATTTTGTCCACTAAACAAGCCATGTTTTGTAACCCTCAGCCATCACTTCTGTAGCAAGGTTTAACTTTCGGCGTAAGGCCCACAAAATTTTATCATCAACACTTTGGTTCACCACAATATCAATATATGTGACTTTATTAGTTTGCCCGATACGGTGTGCACGATCTTCTGATTGCAACCGCACTTCCAAATCAAAACCGTTTGAGTAATAGATGACTGTTTTTGCTTCTGTCAAAGTTAGACCGTAACCACCTGACCGTGGCTGACCTACAAAAAACCGTAAAGGGCTTTCTGGCTCTTGAAACTGTGCAACAATTGCAGAACGTTCTTCAGTAGGTGTTTCACCATAAAATAAACGGTAACTATCTGCACCGTATGCTTTTTCTAACTCGGCAGCTACGCGCTTTAAATCGTGCGTAAAATTACACCAGATAATCATCTTACCATCTGTTTCTTCAATGGCAGACATCAACGCTTTAATTTTATTAGTAGGTAGTTCTACTAAAACGCCTTCGTCAGTTTTTACATACCCAGAACATATTTGTTGCATCCGCAACATTTGCGAAAGAACCGTACTAGCTGTCACTTGGCCTTCAGCTAAAAAGGTCATGGCAGCTTTTTTCATCGTATTATACGCCACCTTTTGCTCAGGGGTGAAGTCTACCTCACGCCGCATATAAACTTTGTCAGGTAGATCTAAGCACTCTTCCTTACGCACTCTGTAGCTAAACGGCTGTATAATACTATTCAGCTCATCAAGGTTTTGATAGCCTGTCACTTGCTGGAAACTGTGCGCACCTAATGTCCGGCGCTGCACTTTGGCATACCTGTTCAAAAAACCCCAATAACTCGCTTGTTGCAAACAGCCCTTTGCTAAAAACTCACATTGCGAAAACAAATCTAGAGGGCTTTGTGTAATTGGTGAGCCTGTAAGTATACGTTTATATTTAACACCCTTTGCTATACGTGTCAGTGCTTTTGTACGCGCAGCAGTTCGGCTTTTGATAGTTGTACTTTCATCAACAGCTAACAGCATATCTGGGTATAGTTTTGCTACACTGTGTAAAAAATCTGCGCCGCGTTTTGTACTCAAGGCTTCTACATTCATAAACAATAATTTCAGCTTGTCTTGCTGCGGGTTCATAAAGTTGAGGCGAAGCCCTTCTTGCTGGGCACTTTTACTAGGGTTCCAACACAGCACATCAAGAGCAATATCTGCAGATAAATGTTTTTCAAGCTCGTTATAGAACCAGTTTAAGTACACACTTTTTGGCGCGATAATACAGGCGCAAGATATTTCACCCCGCGCATACAGTATGCCGATATTGTCCAGCAGCACTTTTGATTTACCAGTGCCCATATCCATAAAGTATGCAAAAAACGATTTATCGTATCCAAGCTCAAGCGCCTTACGCTGATGCGCATATGGCTCTGTTTTAAAATTGTATCCCATGAAAAAATGTCCCTGTGGTCAGCACGGCTTCTGCAAACACCACCGCTGCAAATATGATTATTGTTACAAGTATCGCGCAGAAATTAGCCATGCGTTAAGGTACTGGCACCGACTACACAGGAATACTGTTTTTTGTTCATTATACGTCGTTGCAAAGACTTTACTATATAGAAGTGATATCACGGAGTTTGGATCGTATAAAAAAGTTTTTTCTAAAAATATTCCGATATCAAATATCTCACTATCACCAAAGTTTTTCTGGTCCGCGCGGCGATTTTGATTTTTTTAAAAAAAGCTAAACCCGGAAGTCCGCTATCACTCTCTATATAGCAAACTAATTATTCAGTGGATTATCTAAGGCTTTTTGCACCTTTTCATTCAACCGTGTTTCAAACTCTGCTAGCTGTTTTGCGACGTTTTGCTGGAGTTTTTCTAGTTGGTTATCTACTTTGGTACGCAATGCGTTACTTTCGCTTGTATTTTCACGTTCAAGTGTACGGAAATCTTGTGCTAAACCGCGCCGCGTTGTGTTGATACGTTCTTCTGAATCATGCAATACAGTACGCATCTCTTTTTCAAAAGCGCGGAGAACATTACGCATTTCACGATCTAAGCTCGTTGTTCGGTTATCCATTTTGTAAATCACATCATGCTGCTGATTAATTTCAGCTTTCAAATCTGTTTTGATATCACGAGCTACTTCTTCAGTAAGGCGCACTAAATCCATTTGTTCGTCCACCTTGCTTTCCACAACACTAAGCCGATTATTGAACCCTGATAAATCAGGTGCCACATATTGCGTGATCATTTCACGCATATTCATATAATCTTTGTAGAACTCAAAAGAACCATACAGCCCACCCCCTAATGTAGATAGGCCCATGACTACAGCAGCCATGCGGCCACCCTTAAATTTAATTCCTGCAAACTCTAGTTCAGCCATTAGCGAGTTCCTTCAACACGGCCTTGGTACTGTAGTAGCTCTAGTTCATTAAATTTTGAATCGTTTAGCAAGTATCTACTCACTCTGCGATTATCAATAACTTCACCACCAGGCATTTGCGGTTGTGTGTAAAACTGATTATCCTGTAGTTGAACACCCGTATAATCTCTGAAGCCAGGTACATACCCCATTACAGCAATTATATTCAATTGGAGTTGTTTTTGTTGTTCCAAAGCTACCGTTTCACCCATACGTTCAGCCAAGGTTTGACTACGCTTTGCGATAATTTTGCGAACTTTTTTCAGTTTTTGTTCGCGTTTACTTACAGTTTTTTTGGCTGGTTTCTTTTTGGGCTCAGCTTGTTTTTCTTCAGCTGTTTCTTTTTCTTCTTCCTTTTCCTCTGGTTCATCAGCCTCTGGCTCAGGTCTTGTTTCGGTTTCTGCAGGCTTTTCATCAACAGCAGGCGCTTCAGCTAAAACTTGCTGTTCTTCAACAGGTTCATCTACTTCTGCTTCTAGTTCTGCCACAACCTCTTCTTCAATCGCTGCTACAACAAACTCTTGCTGCTGTACGATTTCAGCTTGCGCTTCTTGGCGTAACTCAGCTTGGAACTCTGTTCGGCGTGCTAAAACAGCAGTAGCTTGCACATCCACTACAGGCAGCTCAGGTATAAGGGCAGTTACATTAGGGACACCCTCTACCTCGACAACAGCAGTCACATCTTCTGCAACTGATGCTACCTGTGTTGCTTCTTGTTCAGCGTTTGGCACAACATCTTCAATAACTTCTACAACTCCAACAGCCGGTTGCACGGTTTCATCATTTTCTGCAGCAACAACAACTTCCTCTTGTTCTTCTAACAAGGTGGCGGCAAGTGCATCTTGGTAGCCATCACAAGTGGGGCTGAACAAAGGATCTACGGCACAATTTTGTGCAATCACAGCTTCTGTGTAGCCAGGACAACCTGTATCATACAATGCATCTAGGCTGCATTGGTTAGCATAATAAGCCTCGGCGTAACCAGGGCACCCCGTATCATACAAAGCATTCAGCCCACATTGTTGGTTGTAATACGCTTCGGCATATCCAGGGCACCCGCTATCATGTAAAGCATCTTGGCTACATTGCTGGTCGTAATACGCTTCGGCATATCCAGGGCACCCGCTATCATGCAGGGCATTTTGGCTGCATTGTTGATTATAATATGCTGTGGCATAACCCGAACATGAACTGCTGTATAACGGATCAGAGTCACAAGGGTCTACCTGCACCTGTACAAGCTCCGTAACATTGTTTTGAGTGCTGTTACCACCATTACCGCCATTACCTCCGCCACCGCCTGTACTGGACGCTGTGGTGCCGTTCTGGTGGCTATATGTTGAATTATTTACAGCCCAACCTGTGATCCGGGTATCTTCAAAGGCAGAACCGAACACATATGGGTTGTTTGCTGTGCCCACGCCATGTCCGTATTGATGATACTCACCTGAAGACACATCACCCATAATAGCGATTGTGTAACTATGCTTTGTCAGCTCCATATAATCATGGTGCATATCAAACGAACCATCAGGGCGTATTTCTAACCCTACATTGTTTGCATTACTTGTTGAGAACTCATTCAGACCTTTCCACATATACCTTTGGAATTCATCAGTGCCTTGCGTGTACAGTTTTGCTTTGCCGCCAGATTGAATTAAATCTGTCCAAAACACAGCGATTGCGTAATCGTAAGTGTCAACAGTGATAGTTGCACCCTGCAAATCAATACCGTTACAGCACCAATTAAAGGTAGGTGTTGAAACATTTGCGCCGGTAAAACTCACCACACCATTTGTATGCATATGTGAACGGGTGAATGTTTGCCCAAAAAGCGGAAAACCAAACTGAAGGTCTACAATAGATGATGAATCATCACCCATAGTCAGTTCGTTTATCGTACTATCAGCATCACTTGTAACTTGGGCGGAAACATCAAAGCAGTAAAAGCAACCCAAGAAGGCCAAGAGAGCCGAAGCCAAACATATTTTTTTCATGGGCTTCCTGCCGTTTGCGGTCTGCATCTTCATCACGTTTTTTAGGCATCATATCGGGATTTTGTTCCCACTCTGCAGCGGCAGGTTCACCAATCTTACCTAAAAAGGGGCAAGGTGTTCCGGCCATACCCATCGCATCAAATACGCGCCGATCTTGACAGAGTACACTCACAGCAGCTACTTTCATGCCCATATCGTACAGAGTCTTACTTAATTTCAACCGTTCACAATTTGGGTCACGTATTGTACCACCTGAACTCAAACCAAGTATTTGAGTCTGTACAGCACTGCTAGCGCCAGTTGCACACAAATCCATATTATTTGTATTCACACTGGGCGATATAGCACTAGGCGGCGGATTAATTACGATTGTTTTTGTTTCAGCATCAGTGTTGACCTTACTATCACTCGCTGAAGTTGAAACATTTGTATTATTATTTGTTGTCGTAACAGAAGTTTGTGCCTGCGCTGCGAGCGGCAATGTGAATAAAAATATGAACGCTAATAGGAGTATAGTCCCAAGGCGTGTAAACATTAATCTTCACCAGTTACCATCATATTTGCCAAAGTTTCAGCACGTTGACCTACTTGTTCAGCCCAACGAGAATCCAACATTTCTACTGCGGCCTGCTCGTAATTGCCATTTTGTAGTTCTGCCTGAAAGTTTACAAACTTACTTAGTGTTGGCCTGCCCATATTAAACATCATATCGGCAACAGCACGTTGGCGTGCTTCTTCTAGTTCACGCCAGCCAGACCACCACGCATCAAGTTCTTCTTCTACAGTATCAATATCGTTCTGTAGTAAGTAATCAATTTCTGCATCGGTAAGCCCAACATCATCAAGATTGCGACCAACACCTATCGTAGTTTTACCTACTGTATCAACATAAGGTTTATGTTCTACACCTTCATGCAGCCGTAGCTGCTCGATTAATTTATCCCGGTCCACTTGGTCCTCCAAATAAAGGCAGTCCAACTTGCGCAAGCTGCTGCACAGTTTCTGGTGCTGGCAGCGCGGCGATACCTTGGCCTCCTGTAGCTGGCACTGCGGGTATATTCAGCCCAACAGGTGCTTCGGGTATCGGCGCACTTTGAATATTCGTTACATCAACATCAGGTCGTATTGGAGCCTGACTTTCTTGCTTCCGTAAAACATCAGGCAACAAATTTTCATTTGCCTTTTTTAAACGCTCAAACTCACGAAATATGGGTGCTTTCTGAGGGCCATTATAGTTTTCTTTTGTATAAAATGTCCCATCAATGTTTACGAAAGTTCTATCTTCTTCAGCTTTTTGATTACGACGGCGTATCAAATAACCTGCTAAGATTTCAGCTTTCCTGTTAGGCAAGGCATCACTATTTATAATTTTTTCTATCCGATCACGGCTGAATGGCTCAAGAAAAATATCAGCCATTTTTCTAGTGACCAAAAGTCTGTAGCCGTAGTCGAACAAAGTTTTTGTGTTCAAAAAACCTGGTTGTGTCGGAGCCATGCCCAACTCTGCACCAGCAATTGATTCGCCAGACGCAGGTAGCAAGTTCGTAAAAACTTCCCCGACTTCTCTTGCAAGTGTCAACAATTTGTTGATATCCGACACACCCTGCAAGCCAGTGCCCTGGCTCAGGACAATATCCATGTATTCTTTATCAAACGGATTTTTTTGTAGTTCTGCAATTGTTGCTTGTAGCTTATTGAAATTAACCACGTTTTCTACAAGTGGCTCTTTAGAACCTTCACGAGTAATAACAGTGCCGGTAGCTTTGCTCAAAACCCGTTGTAATAAATCAGATTGTAATTGCGGCAGCAGTCGATTTTTTCCAGGTAACGACTCTGAGCCAGGATAATTGTTGATGTAACGCTCAATCATAGCCCTTCCCGCGTCAGGGGCTTCTGCGTAAGCCTGAGCAGCTTTGTCATAAAAAGTTTTAGCAATATCGGCCGAAGAAAGATCTCCAGGGTTGACTGTTTGTACAGCATCAGTGAACAGTGCAGCTTCACGGTCAACCCTTTGTTTTTTGACCGCAGTGTCTAGTATTTGTTCACGCATTTTTTTATTAGGAAACAAAAAAGCAAAGGCTTCATTGCTTGCATCGGCAGTTCTCAAATCTTTTGTGTTTAAAAATTTACTCAAAAAACTGCCCACATCTGCTGAAGCAAACATTCTTTTGTAGGCAGCTTCCGTCAAATTTTTCCTGAAATTTTTCTTGATTTCTGCAAGCGGTGCGCCAGGTTTGCCCTTTACGGTTCTTCCTACCGCAGCGGTTTTGAGAAGTTCTGGCTTAAATTCAAGAATATTTTTTAGAGTTATTAATGTATCAAGTTCAAAATCTGTATCACCAGCCATTAAAGGTGATATGAAATTTTTGAAAACATCTGTTCTGCCATCTCTCGCAGCTTGTTGATAAAAGTTGCTCGCTTTCAAACTACCGATCGTTTCATAAATATCGTTGGCAACAGAAAAGTATTGTTTCGCATCCGAATTACGAGCTGTAAAGGCAGGTAGCTCGATAACAGATGAAATCATTTCATCAAGCGTTTCACGCATAGTAACAGCTTCAGGAATGTTTCCGCCTGCCTCATCTGTCGCCAGTTTTATTTCTGTTTTGAGTGTGAATAATTGATCCATCACACTGCTAAATTCACCTGTTGTCACACTCTTTGCTTTACCAAGGGGTGCCATTCGTTCGATTAAATTAGCCACCGCTGCAAGACGTTCTGGAATACGATCAATGCCCTCTGTGGTGATTTTTCCTGCATCATCTTTGACTCTTGTCACCACACGTTCTTGTACTTTGGTAGATAATTTTTGAAGTTGACCAAGGCGATTATCAAGAATGTTCTGAAAATCTTCTTCAAATTTCAAGTTTTTTGATTTGGCAGAGTCGACTATGTATCCGTACAGAGCCTTTGCCTGGTTGCGGAAGCCTTGTTCCATATCTAACATATTTTCACGTGCAGCTTTTGCTGCATTTATACCCTCAGGACTATCAATGAACGACTTGCCTGATTGCTCGTTGTATGCGGAAATATAAGAACCATGCAGCCTACGCATATCGTTCGGTGTCAAACGTCCGACTGGTTTATCAACAATCTCTTTTCTGATTGTTTGGAACATTTGTTTACCTGCGCGGTTGCGAAACTCTTCTGCACCTTCACCTTGTGTTAATCCAAATATCGCACGCGCGAAACCTCTGCCGAACCCTTTTTGTAATAAGAGTGCTGCTGCTGGTAATTCAAAATCTTCGCCAAAAGCCCTTGCTGTCTGATCAACAAAAGCAGATCGTTCTTGTTTTCCGGCGATTGTTCTTCCCAAAATTTTAGTGAGAGGATTCTCTCCTTCATTGAAAAACGCTTTCATTACTTGGAAAATAGTCGGACCCATAAAGCCGATACCAAACTCAATCGCAGCATCAGCATAATTTAAAGCATCTGGCTGAAACGCTTCTTCACCAGCTATGCCACGTTCAGCACCTTGACCGGTTAAATTAGCTGCGGCTAATGAACCCCCTCGTGCCAGGGCTGTGCCCATCTGTTTGAGTACGCTACTACCTCCTGAAGCTTTGATACCGAGACCTGCCAAGCGGGCAGCGCCAAATGCAGGAAAAGCAATTGACAAAAGCGTGGGTAGCACGATGGATGGCGTAAGCGTATTATTTATAGTAGATGCGCCGACTGATTCTATCAGCCCATTTATACGTTTCGCTGCATCACCATCAGGGTTTTGTGAACGCTCATAAATGTCTGCAATAAGGCCACGTAACCCTGTGAACTCATCATATACTTTCAAGCGATGAACTTGGCCACCAACTCTTTTTTGATAAATTTTTTCATAAATAGTATCACCGGCAGCATCGACACCCACAGCAATCGGGCTTAGTAATCGCGCTTCTTTACCAAATTGTCTGCGCAAGAAATCGTCAATCTCCGCATCATCTTTAAGCTGTAACATTTTGTACTGCTGGCCTGTGCTCAGCCCATCATCGTACATATCTGTGATACGGCTGCCGATTGATCTGTTTTCACCAGCATCTTGTAAAAAGCGCCTGCGCTGCGCTGCGGCAAGTTCTGTATCACTTTTTGCAGTTTTTAAGTCAGCAAATGCAGCGGCATCAAAGTTTGGTAAAAGCCGTAGTGTTTCTTCCGTGGGGTTGTTATCGCTATCTAAACTATCTAACAGTTCTAATTGAGCACGGCCTACATCTCTCAAGCCACGAGGTGCTGAGGCTTCGGTGCCGTACAAGGCTTTATTTATAAAGTTTGGCGATTCAAAAGAAGTTACGCCAAAACGTTTTGCAAAACCCACTGGGTCTGCTTCTTTTTGGGCTTTGATTGCTTCGTTGAGAAAATTTTGTTGTTTTGTGCTCAGCCCCCCTAGAAAAGTGCCAAACATATCTGCAAAAGAACCAGCTTCGGCAGGCTGCTGAACAACCTTGCTGACTGTTTCTTCTGCACCTGAACTTAAATCATCTTCCGTGAGCAATGTTTCAGATTGATTAGTCCGTTCATTTGTCTGCAAAATTTTCTCAAAATCCAGCTCCATCACGTATCTCCAAGGCGTGCCTTAATAATTTCAATAAGTGATTTTCGCGTTGGCATCTCGTAATCACCAGCCTTACCCTCTTGATAAGCAATGGTTTCGTTTTGCAAACCGGTCAGAAGACTTTCCAACGTTTTTTTCATATCACTGGCACCCAAATTTTTCATAGGGTCTCGAACATCTGTCACAGTCCTAATCATCAAATTAAGTATTTGATCTTTACCTTTTGGCGTCAACAAGAAATCTGTGGGTTGTCCGTTTGTGCTTAGTTGCTCTGCGATTCTCAATCTATTTTTGGGTGTTAGACCAACGCCTGCACGGGTAGAAAGCACGACATCATCTGTAGGAAGTATGAGTTGTACTGAACTTTGTTTCTCATCTGTTTGTAAATCTTTAAAAGAAACGTTTTTAGAACCTCTACGATATTTTTTATTGACTTTGCGGATGGCATCTTTTGTTCGCCTTAGAAGCTCAGAATTACCCAAAGTTAATTTATTTTCACTACGCAAGGTTTCATTAGTTGCCATGAACTCATTATACGTGTTTTCAATTACCTCTTCTACTTCTTGGAGTTGCGTATCTTGCCTTTCAAAAATGTTCAAAAGAATACCATAATCTTTGTCACTGAAAGAAAAATCACCGGAAGCAGCTCTTTTAGCAATTTTCACTTCTTCTGCATTTAAGTTGCCTGGGAAAAATTTTGTAAAAGCGAGTGCAAGTTGCGCATTGATTGCCTGCAAACCAAAACGAGCACTTCGTTGGTCAAGTACCTCACCTTCTTTGAATTCTCTTTGAAAAATATTTTCATAAACTCTTTCGGTCAGGCCAGACAACTCAGGTGCAAGTTCTTTTACAAAAAGCATAGCTTCCTGCGCCTTTGCTTTGAAGTCTCCAGCGACGCCTGTTCCACCACGCGCTGCTAACTCTCGTGCTGATTTTAACAAATTGGTGACTTGGAAGGCTTGATTTGATCTTTCATTGTATTCTTCAGCTAAAGCATCGTAATTTTCTCTTGCTCCCTTTTCTAAATCCTGGTCCCTACTCATGTTCACAGCGTTGATATATTGTTGGCCTAATTTTTCAACTAAATTTGCTTGCAAAATCGCTTGTTTATCGTTAAACGACAAAGCCATGTTTTGTAATCTATCTTTCAGAAACTTTATGTTTTTTGGATCTTTTTCTCTTTTCAAATCGTAAATAAGTTTCCCTACTGGGCTTTCTGGCCCAGAACCCGTTTTTTGCTTTGCATTCGCTACCTCAACTTCAGCCTTCCTATCAAGTGCTTTCTCTTCTTGCGCTAAACCAGCAGTCAACGCACTTTGACCAGACTGCATCTGTTGGTTCAACAATGCTTGAGCTATTCTTTGTTTACTTGCTTGCTCTGTTTCGCGTTGCGCTGCAATTTGTTGTGATGCTGCCTGCGAGGCTAGTGATAAAGCAGCATTTAAACCCCCACCTTGTTGGCTCGGCGCTAACAGTCCCTGTACAAAGGGTGCGCCAACAGCCAATAAGTTCTGGGCAGTAGTCGGTTGTTGTACTGCAAAAGCCTGTTGAATCTGTTCTTCACTTGGCAAAAATTGTTTTTGTAATGCTTGAATACCTGCAACACGTCCAGCCAAGCCGCCTGCCTGCAACTTTTGTACAGGTAACTTACCAAATACTTCTTCTTCAACACCGAACGTTTGCGGTGGCATCATATCGCCAATACCACCCATAGGTGCTTCGCCAAGTTCCATCATGGCAATAGTCGGCTGCACAAGGGCTAATACACTTTCGGGGGTAGCATTTGCATCCTTACGACCAACATAACTTGCTAATTCTGTACGGTACTCTTCTTCGCTAGCTTGCTTACCGCGCAACGCATTCATAATACCGACATTATCATCAGCAGCATCAATAGCTGACTCTGTTTCAGCAACACCTTGGGCGATAGTAGCAGTAAGGTCGGCACCAAGTTTTTCACCTGCGGATTCTTCCATTGCCATACTTGTTATACCGCTACCCTCTACCATAGGCATTGGTGCGTCAAACAATGGGCGTTGCAAAGTGTTCATGCTAATTACCCCTGATTGCCAAACAATTGACCGACCTGCAAACCAGTAATACCGCCACCCAGTGCACCTAAGAACGGATTAGTTTGCCCAGTAGATGCTTGCTGGAATGGTAACGATTGTGATGTAGGTACTCCACGGAAAAAATCACCTACAATACCAAAATCACGTATCGGGAAGTACTCTTGTTCAATCGCTTGACCGCGTTGTGCTTCTGCTGCTTGCTGTGCAATATTCATTGGGATAGCACCAAGCTGTGCTAATTGCTGCGCACCACGTTGATCGGTCAAGGCACCTTGTGCACCTAACTGCCCAATACCTTGGCCTAGTGCACCAATAGCACGACCTGCGCCTAATGCAGTCTGTGCTTGTAATTGCCCACCAGCTAAATCTTGCCGCGCTGCATTTAGACCAGTTTGTGCGGCAAGCTGCCCGCCTTGTAATGCAACATTAGAACCCAATTGCCCGCCTTGTAGTGCAACGTTAGAACCTAACTGCCCAATACCAAGCCCTAATCGGCCAGCATTTGCAGCCTCGCTTGTACCTAATTGGCCACTGCCCAATGCGCGGCCCGTCGCCGTGCTGAAGGCTTGCTGCCCTAATTGCCCACCACTCAAATTCAATTGTGCTGCTTGCTGTGCCGCGCGTTGCGCTTGCAAAAAGTTTTGGCTGAGTAACTGGTTTAATGTATCTGCTTTAGTTTCTTGCAATCTATCAGCCAGTAAAGCGCGTTGTACACCTGCCCGTGACCCACCAAAAGCGCCAGCTTGTACAGCAGCCGCATCAGCACGGTCTTCTGCCATAGCACCTTGCTCATTCAGGCGGCGGAGTGTTTGGTCAATGACTGCTTCTTGGTAGGGGTTCATAAATGCAGAAACACCGCCAGGGCCAGCTAATGCAGTCGCAGCTTGTTGTGTACCTAATGCATTCAGTACTGCTTGGTCCGATAAGGACTGCTCACGGCCCATAGCTGTTTGTGCGGCAAGTATACCCCTATCCATTGCGGTGCCTGCTGTAGCAGCTCCGCCTGCGGCCTGTAGCTGTGCTAATGATTGCGCATCAGTTGCTTGTGCCTGCGATAATGCTTGCGCTGCTTGCGCTTGTGCAATCGCTTGGTTCAACCTAGCAGTGCCAGCATCAATACCACTTTGTGCAAAAGCGCCAGCCTGACCTGCTTGCGTAGCAGCTGAATCAAGTAAATCGCGGCCTCTGCTAAAATAATCTTGGTAAGCACCTAACCCTGAACGGGCAGCAGCAATAGCTTCTTGTACGCCAGGGGCATCATCAAGGGTTGGTATATATTGTGGTGGTGGCGTGAACTGTGCACGGTTCGGGTCAAACAAATAGTTAGATAAACCACGCCCAGCGCCTAACAGCTCACCGAGTATTTGATCAGATGGCTGTAAATCACCAAAATCGACTTGTGCGGGTGTTGCAGCTACCATTATGCTTTCCCTTCAAACTGACGCATCATAGCATACATGCGTTTAATTCCAGCTTTTTGGCTACCATCACCAGCACCAATAACAGCTTTACGATTCATTACGAACTCACCAGGCTCTAGCATAGCAGGAACAATATCTCCACGGCCTTTACCAGGAACAGTACCGCCTTGTTCTGCTGTAAAGTATGGCCGTTGATATCTAGCTGTTGCATCTGCAATATAACGGTCGAGTGCTGCACGCCGATTTGATGCAGCTTTTTCGGCTTCTTCAGCTTTTTTCTGTTCTTCCAAAGCGCCGAGTATACCAAGCCCTGCGCCACCGGCTAACAGGGCAGTCTGTGCTTTATTAGCCTTTGCGAGTTCTAACAAATCGCCAGGTACACCTTTGATAAAATCACCAGCTTGATTGAAAAATCCAGAAATGCCGCTCGGCTGTTGTGTCGTGATATTCCGTAAGCCAGAGTCAGTTCTTCCAAAAATGTCTTTGGGCATGCCAACACCGGCCTCACCAGGAACAGCAGGAAAAGGTGGGCGTGGTTGTGCCATAAAAGAAGTGTCTGGTAGAGTTGGTGCAGAAAATCTCGGCATGAAGTTAGAACCTGGCGGCGGTTCAACAGCCGATAGTTGTTGATAAGGAACTGTTAAATTAGCAGGTTGCGCTACTGAAGGAACTAGCCGCGTAGCTGCGGCAAGTTCTGCAGGATTCAAAACCCCAGGTTCACCAGGCGCTAATTTCAGTTGTTGGGTCAGTGCAGGATTCAAAACCTGAGGCTCACCAGGCGCTAATTTCAGTTGTTGGGTCAGAATGTCATCCCCGCTACTTCCTGCCAAGATGTCACTACCAGACTCACCCAAAATAGAATCACTTAACTGTGCTGTTTGCGCTGCTTGTGGTGCTGTGAGTGCTTGAAATCCACCAAACGCGCCAGCAGTGCCACCTGAAATCAATGCATTACGCAAAGCTGAGCTAGTATCTGCGCCAGCTAATTTACTGCCTGCAAAACTACCAATACCACTGCCGAGTGCTTTACCTGCAATCGTTCCAATGGTAGCAGCCGCCGCGCTGCCGCCAAGGGCACTTCCTATAAAAGTACCAATGCCAGGGGCAAGGAATGTTCCAGCAATAGCACCCAAAATAGGCGCAGCCTTTTTGAAAACACTCTTTACACCCTTGAACAGTTTTTTCAAAAAGAACTCAGGTTTACCCGTAACTGGGTTTATACTGTTCAGTTCGTTACCAACAACATAACGTTCTGGCTCTAGGCCAAGGTCCGTCATCTGCTGGAATAGCATAGCTTTCAGCTTTGGTGAACTATTCAGTACCTCCATAGGCACAACAGTTTCACCTTCTGCGGCATGCACAACATATATATCGCCCTCACGGCCAAACCCTTCCAACATGTCCGCAGCTTTACGGATTGATGAAATAGCACCTGGCGGCACAAGACTGTTATCAGCGTATGCGGCGATTCCTTGCATGACCACACCTTAAAATGTTTATCAACTTATTACAACGGCAACACTGCCCACACTACCTGTCGAATTATTACCGGCTAGGGCAGCTTCATTTGCCAGTGCGACAAATACTTGGCTACCCCGCCGGTACAGCGCTCCGACTTCCAAGCCTTGGTCACTTGTGGGAAGATCGGTAAGCGTTAATTGTGTGCCCCGCATCTCACCTGGGTTTTGTAAGTTCTGCTGCAATGTATTAATCGCACGCAGCAAAGCCTCAAAGTTCGCCGGTGAATATTCTGGCGTCGGCGCGGGTAACACCTGCAAAAAGTTAATAGCACGACTAGTCATCGTCTGCCATCCGGGCGCACATCAATACGTGGGCTGCCGAGTCGCCACTGTACACCTGTTGTAGTATTTTCTACTTTCAAGGCCACGCTACGCCCACGCAACCGAACATGCACTTGTTCTGTAAATTGTTCAACAGGGCTTGTACTGCTGCGCGTGACATTATGCGCACTTTGTTCGTTAAAAGTTGTACCAGGGAAGTTACGTGTTTGTAACGTCATTGCTACAACAGGGCTACCCTCAGTTGAACCATCAAACGTTAAATCAGGTATCATACGGCGTATGAACATAAAGTTATCGCCATCTGATATATCTACTGGGCTTGTTTCGATAGATGAATTTAAAGCTGTAGCGGGATCGTTAGCACCATCATCGAGTCCGTTCTCGTGCAAGAAAAGGAAACGGTCGGCTCCGGCAGCAATGGGAAAATCCTCCACTCCGCGGTCAATCCAAGCAGTACGCACAAGATTACCATAATACCAAATTTTCTGTTCATAGTTGAACACAACGTATCTATCGTTTTCGTCACTGCTGGCGCTAGGGTAAAACCACCAAACTTCACCAAACGAACTATTACTACCAACTGTGATTTTATCACGCTGTGACAAGTTGATGTCGTCAAATACATAACTGCGAACGGTACATGGTAGCTTTTGTGTGTTACCTGCATACACATAGAAATCTTCTATACCCATCCAAAATACTGTGTCTTGCACTGATATGGCTGAGTTCGGACTCATGATAGATATATTGCTGGCAATCTGGTTTATGCCAAATGTAAAGGGTGGGCCGATAAACTGCATACTGTGGAGTGATACATCAGTCCATACCAGCGTTTCACGGTTCGTTTCTACGGCTGTTACAAATGTTGTACCTGAGCCTAACCGTAAATCACCGGCAGTATTAGTAGGTGTTGCTGCCCAATCGGTAAACGATTCTGAAGAACTGAATCGTATAAGTAAAGGGTCTTGCGTACCTGCGGCAGTTTCACTATCACAACCAAAAGCTATAACATGGCGATCTTTATCCGAAACAAGAACCTGCTTTGCAATCTGCGGGGCACTTGTCGCGCCTGAAATACTGGTAACTACAACAGCACGATTACTAGGTGCGGTAGCATCCCAGTGATAAATAGCACCATCACGAACGTTTATAAGTAAATCTTCACCAAAATTATCATGTGACCAAAGCCGTAGTGTACCTATCGCAACAGACTGCGTGCTTGCACTACCCCAGCCATCACTTGACCACGGCCCTGCTCCCCAACCAGTACCGAACAGAACAGTATCAAGCCCTGTGTTGATTTGATACACCGCGCCAACAATGCCGCCATCACCAGAATCACTACTGTTTGCAGTAACACTCAACTCAATGGTGTAAGTGTTTGCATCGTTAATTGCAGCAATCTGGTGTTCAGCATTTAGTACATCAGCGGTCACATTACCACCGAGTGCTGTAGCACTGCTGAAGGTAACAAAATCATTTGCTGCTGCACCATGTGATGAATGTGTAACAGTCAATGTAGTAGAACCATCACTGCAACTCATAGGGCCAGACAGGCTCACAGTAGAACGGACCGGTGTGATATCTGTAAAACCACCACCTGATTGTAGGTAATATTTTAAATTCGTTCCCACACCAATGTAAGTTGTGCTGTCAAGCGTCACAAAAGGGTGTAAGGCCCGTGCTGTGCCAAGAAACTGATTAGTAGAATTTTTTACCCAACCGCCAATTTGCTCAGGATAACCCTGCCTAAAACGCACACGATCGCTTGCACGATAGCCACCTTCGTTTGAATACGAAGTACGCTCACGGTTCACCCCAGGCTGAAACTGTAACTTAGTGAGTGGCATCTATTTCTTTTTCCGCATCAAATCTTTATCTGCTTTACGTGCACCGCCCTTACCAGAAACAAAACTGTTCACACGACCACGCGCCCATGCATCCATACTTACGTTGCGGCTTCCCGAACTGAGATAAGCACCTTGGCCACGGCGATATACAGACCGCAGTTGCCCAGGTGTAAAACGACTTTTCGCCGCTTTATTTTTTATAAAACTCTCAGCGGCGCTGCTTAGAGGTTTTCTTCGCTTTGCCTGTGGGCTTTTTTTTGGCTTGCTTGGCACGGCTTTTACTCACTGCTGCTATATCAATATATTCGCCACGTTTATATTTTTCACGCGTAGATAATATTTCGCTACGCTTTGCAGAAGGGTTTTTTGCTCCTGCTAAATATTTAGCTGGCACCTTCTGTTTCTTACGCATCAGCTTGGCTCCGTTGGCCATGTGACATTATCAGGGTCACTTTGTGTTGTGACATCACGTAATGTTTGCCGATAAGTACGCCACGCAGCTAATTCTGTAGAATTAAGCTGCGTATCACTTACTTGGGTCCAATCACATGCGGCTAACTTTTTATTACGGATAGCACGTACACCGGCCCATTTTTGGTTTGCAGCATAAGTCGCAGCATTAGCCTCGTACGTCTGTTTAGCCGTTGTCAGTGCATCAAGTGTGACTGGCGCAACAAACTCATTTGTATTTTGTATAAAACATTCACTTAATGTTGTGCCAGCTAGGGTAGCCAGGGCACTCATATCCCAACTTAATTCTACTGTAACTTTGGCAGAATCACTCATAATTACCCCACTATTGTCAGTGTGACAGTCGCATCAACGGTGGTCGTACCCGAACCTGAAGTTTTTTCTACAAAAAGAGCGATGTTGATTAATCGCTTATTTGCTGCGGAAGCGTCAGCGGAGGCAAACGGTAGCTCGTATACTCGGCTTACAAAAGGTGCACGCCGTGAAGTGCCGCCCATATCGGTACTACCTTCGTCAATACTCTGCGCCATAAGGCTAAATCTAGTGCTGCCGCCAACGCCAACTGAACCACCATCAGCCCCAAAACCAGCCACCATGCGTATAGCAGCAACATCAACGATAGATTGGGCCGCTGTCATCGATGCAGTGACAAGCACCGCCTTTGCATCATCAGGGCAGGTGAGCGTGTTAGCAGTTGCATCGGCAATACTGCTAGTATCAAATACAATTTGATCACTGTCAAAAGCAAAATGCGTCAACGTGTTGTGCGTTAAAGTAATTTCATTTGCTGTTATCACACACCCGCGCAATTTACGATCTGTGTTGATAAGCACAAAATCTGCGCCATCATATATAACAGAGTAGATACCACCACTTACCAGCTCACCACCTACAAGTGTTTCACCGTACACAGTTTTAATTGTTTTTGCGCCAAGGCTATTCACATTCAGTGTAGCTGTGCCGGTATTTGTATGGTTTGGCTCAAAAAACACACGTACACCCGCAGCGTATGAACCGATACTAGGGCTGGGCGCAACCGCATAAACATTACTACTACCTGTAGTGACCGCATAATTTCCAATGTGCGGACTAGCCGCGGCTACTTGTGTGGAATTATCAGGAAATTTAAACCCACCCGTACTACTGTAGATAACCCCACCAACTTCTAGTGGAACAGTAGGGCTAGCTTGGAGTATCCCGACACGATTATTGGAAGTATCAACTTTAAGTGTATTAGTATCAATAGTAACATCACCAGACCCAGTGATAGTACTAAACGCTCCTGTTTCAGCACTATTCGCTCCGATAGGGGTACCATCAATAGCACCGCCATCAATGTTGACGCTGCTAGCACTGAGGCTATCAGTAAAATCTGTAACGGCTGCTCCAGAACCTGCTCCATCAGCATACACAATTTTTGTGGCACCAGGAGGCACCGTCACACTTGCGCCAGAACCTTGTGACAGAATAATATTCTGGCTTCCACTTGTGTTGTTATAAACGAAATATAATTTTTCGGCAGTGTTTGGGCTGATTGTAATCGTATTTGCACTTGACAAGGAACCACTGAATACAAGAACTTTAAATTGCCCATCTGACAACGAACCAGAGCTAGTTGTCAAAGTATGCGTTGTGCCTGTCAGTGCAATAGCACCAACGCCATTCAGAGCGCGGTCTACAATATCAAAATTAGTATTGGTAGTTGTTCCCCAGGTGCCAGCCTGCGCACCCGTAACAATTTTTTCAATACCAGTATTATCTGTATATGTGCTCATCAGGTGCCTCTATGCAGCGATTTCGTTCCAGGTAGTTGATGTACTTGGTGCAATTTCGCCCCAGGTAGTTGATGTAAGTGGTAAAATTTCGCCCCATACTTTGTCCGTAGCAATGAAGGATACAGTAACTGTTCCTAATGATGTTGTTAGCCCAAAACCTGTTGCGGTGACAAGCGCATTTGGATTAATAAGCGCGGCAGTACCAACAGAAGCTGTTGCAACAATCCCCGAAACTGTAACAGAAACAGGCTGTGGTACAACTACACTGCCAAGGCCCGTTGTTCCAGCAACACCCGTTGGAGTTACTCCCAACGCCAAATCAATAGATCCGTTCCCAAGTCCAGTCGTACCCGCAACACCCGTTACGGAAACTGTTTCGTTGAGAACTATAGTTCCGTCCCCAAGTCCAGTCGTACCCGCAACACCGGTTACGGCGACTGTTTCGTCGAGAACTATAGACCCGTTTCCAAGGCCGGTTGTTCCAGCAACACCCGTTACGGAAACTGTTTCGGGGAGAATTATAGTTCCAAGGCCAGTCGTACCCGCAACACCGGTTACGGAGACTGTTTCGTTGAGAACTATAGTTCCGTTCCCAAGTCCAGTCGTACCCGCAACGCCCGTTACGGAGACTGTTTCGCTGAGAGCTATAGATCCGTCCCCAAGTCCAGTCGTACCCGCAACACCCGTTACAGCGACTGTTTCGCTGAGAGCTATAGATCCGTTTCCAAGGCCAGTCGTACCCGCAACACCTGTTACGGCGACTGTTTCGTCGAGAACTATAGTTCCGTCCCCAAGGCCAGTCGTACCCGCAACACCTGTTACGGCGACTGCTTTGCTGACAGCTATAGTTCCGTCCCCAAGGCCAGTCGTACCCGCGACACCCGTTACGGCGACTGTTTCGTTGAGAACTATAGTTCCGTTCCCAAGGCCAGTCGTTCCAGCAACGCCCGTTACGGAGACTGTTTCGCTGAGAGCTATAGATCCGTCCCCAAGTCCAGTCGTTCCAGCAACACCCGTTACAGCGACTGCTTTGCTGACAGCTATAGATCCGTTCCCAAGTCCAGTCGTACCCGCGACACCCGTTACGGCGACTGTTTCGTTGAGAACTATAGTTCCGTTCCCAAGTCCAGTCGTACCCGCGACACCCGCTACG